CTTAAGGTTGCCTTTGATGAAGGTGTAGAAGCAATCGGCGTTAAGTTACTACCAATTATTGAAGCTCTTATTAAGATTATCATTGAAAAGGTCGTACCTGGCTTTGAAAAGTTTGCCAAACTCTTTGATCCAATCAAGGATGCAATTGACCGTAATAAGGAATCATTTCAGGCTCTTGGATCTTTCATTGTGGATTACTTGGTTCCAGTATTTACGGTTGCTCTTGGTGGAGCCCTTACGTTTGTGGCAAAGATTGCTGGTGGAGTCATTGACATTGTAGGCGGAATTATTAACGTAATCCGTACTCTTGTGTCAGGTGCTATTGATGGTATTAATGCGATTATCAAGGCTTACAACGCAATACCAATCTTGCCTAACATTCCGACTATTTCTCAGCCTTCATTTACAACTCCAACAGTTTCAGCACCAAAGGTAAGCACTCCAACTTATACAGCCCCAACCATTTCAAGCACATCTGGTAGCACATCTGGTACAACGTCAGGTACAAGTGCAGTAGCCTCAGCTGCTAAAAGCGCAGCATCAGCATCAACGGCTATTGGTTCTTTCAATGCTGGATCTTTTCGTTTGGCAGAAGCAGCCACATCGGGCAATACAGTAAACGTCACAGTAAACGGAGCCATCGATCCAATCTCAACGGCTCGCCAAATTGCAGACATTCTTAATACTGAGGCTACTTTAAGCGGTTCATTTAATAATCTAGGTTCATCAAGATTGTTAGTCGTATAAAATGACTTGGCAACCTAACGCAACAGTAACAATTCAAGGAGTCGATTTCACAAGCGAATCTCTTTGGAACGTATCCGTCTCTTTTGGTCGTACAACCATTTGGGAGCAGTCTCGAGCAGGTTATGCAGTAATCAGCATACTTAATGCCAATAATGTCGATAATAACTTTGACATGAACCACAGCGTTGTTATTACAGTTGAGGATTCTGATGGTGATCCAATTACTTTATTTACCGGCAAGATAACAAATGTAGCCAACAGCGTTCAAAAGTCAGGTACATCAGGAACAGTTGCCATTCAGACAATCTCGGCGGTTTCGACTTTTGCTGAGATGGCTCGTAAAATCATCGGTGACACCTCTTGGGCAAAAGAATACGATGATGACCGTATGACCAGAATTTTTACTGATGCCGGTGTCACTATTGAAACGGTTGATACTCCAGGAGTTTATGAGTTTACATCTCGTTCAGCTGCCCCATCAGATGCTTACTCACTAGCTGCTAGTTATGCGACTCAGGCGTTTGGCTACATTTATGAAACACCTTTGGGCGAGGTCGGGTATGCCAACGAATCTCGTAGATTTGTTTCAGCCCGTGATAATGGCTTTTTAACCATTCCAAAGGATTACATTCTATTTCAATCAGTAAAGAGCCAAAAGACCCTTTCTGACATTATGAACTCAATTATTCTTAGTTACAAAGCAAACGCCGAAGTGAGCGCCGATGATGCAATTTCGATTGCAGATTATGGATTAGTTGCCGGATCTGTTGATACTGAACTTGAAACCATGACTGATGCACAAACTCAGGCAGATCGTTATGTTCAATTACGCGCTTACCCAAGGACTTCACTTTCATCATTTTCAATTCAACTTGATTCATCTAATGTCTCAGCTGCGGATTTGGATGCTCTTTTAGCGGTGTCTATGGATACGGGCATCAAAATCCTAGACTTGCCTTTGGCTATCAAAAACACCACCTATCGAGGCTTTATTGAAGGATGGACTTTTACGATCAATCGTGTCCAGGCTAATCTGACCATTGATACAAGCGATTATTCTTACTCGGTTACACCCACACGCTGGCAGGATGTTCCCGCCACGCTTATCTGGTCTGCGGTGCCTGCTACGGTACAATGGGACACTTACGATGAATAGGAGCAGAAATGGCAACTAGCCCAAATTATGGCTGGACAGAGCCGGATAACACCAGTTACGTCAAGGACGGTGCTTTAGCCATGCGTACGCTCGGCAATGAAATTGACGCTACGGTCTATGCTCAATCACTCGTTATTGAATCTTTAATCCATCCATTCCTACTTATGGGAGCATAATCCATGGCAACTACATACAAGATACTTGGTCAATCAGCACCAGCATCGACTGCAAATGCTGATCTAATTACAGTTGGAGCGTCAAAGAGTCAAATCATCTCTACTTTGGTAATCTGCAACACAACAACATCAGATGCGACTGCTCGCGTTTTCGCTCGTATTGCAGGCGCAGCAGCAGCTGCTTCAAATGCAGTAATTTATGACGTGGTAATCCCAGCCAAAGGTAGATACTCATTTACTGATGGAATGTCTTTAGCAGCAACAGATGTAATTACCGTACAAACCGGAACATCTAATGCCTTGACATTTACAGCATTTGGAACGGAGATCGCCTAATGTCAGTCAATCAAGTTCCTATACTAAACGGTAAATCCGTTGGTTATGCAACATTAAACGAGCAGACATTTAACGCATCAGGTACTTACACCGTTCCTTCGATGGTTAAAACCGTTGAAGTCGAAATCGCAGGAGGCGGAGGAGGCGGAGGCGGAGGCGCATCTGCTTCATCAGGTTCCGGCGGTGGTGGCGGTGGTGGCGCTTACTACAAGAAAATTGTTTCAGTAACTCCGGGTGCATCAGTAACAGTAACAATCGGTGCTGGTGGTACAGGCGGAGCAGCTAATACAACTGGTTCAACCGGTGGTACAACATCATTTGGATCGCTATCTGCCGTAGGTGGAGGCGGTGGAGCCGGTAACGGAAATCAAAAGGGTGGCGAAGGTGCTTGTGGGGGTGGAGGTGCTTCATCATCCGGCGGTGGTTATCCTGGCGGTGGTGGCGGTGGTATGGGTGGAACAGGTAAAGATGTAATAACATCTCCTGCAACATCAGTTGTTTATAAGGCTGGCGGTAAAGGCACAGTCGGCGGAGCAGGTGGCGTTGGAGCCGGTGCTGGTGGTGGCGTTGCTGGTTCCGGTGGAGATGGTATTAATGGTTTCTGTGGCGGTGGTGGCGGTGGAGATGATGATGCTTACCAAGTTGGAAGCGGATCATCTGGTGGAGGTAATGGTGGACAAAGTTCAGCAGGACAAGCTGCAACAGCCAATACTGGTTCAGGCGGTGGCGGAGGCAATGGAAACTTTGCCGGTGGCAATGGTGGTTCAGGTATTGTAATCGTTAGGTGGTTATCATGAGAATTGCAATTATTGAGAATGACATTGTTGTAAATGTAATTGAAGCAGATGAAAAGTTTGTCAAATCACTAAAGGCTGAATACATTATTGAAAATGAATCAACTGGTTCAGCCTTTATTGATGGCGATTTGAAGGATGGTAAGTTTCGTGCTCCAAAGCCAAGCAATGCTTTGAATTGGGATCATGTTACTTGGTCATGGATTTTGAAGCCTGAGATTGTTGATGAAACCAAAACTATCTAAGTCGGTTGTTCAATTAAGAGAACAGGCAGACGATGCTTATCCTGACCGAAAGCGTGACTCTGACGGAACCATCGGAGATGCCCGGCATCAAAACAGAAAAAGCGATCATAACATTGACCCTAATACAGGGTATGTTCGCGCTCTCGATCTCGATGCTGATTTCGACAAGTCATCCTCCACAGCTGCTTACATTGCCGATCAGATACGAATTGCAGCCCGAACAGATAAACGCATTGCATATGTTATCTTTAACAAAAAGATTGCAAGCGCTAGAAGCCTATGGCGCTGGCGCAAATACACCGGAGTTAATCCGCACACCAAACACATTCACGTCAGTTTTACAAAGGCTGGCGACACAGATTCGAAGTTTTTTAACATCCCGTTACTAGGAGGAACAGATGACACAAGACCTGAAAAAGATGCTAGCAAGTTGGGGCAGAGCGTTCCTAACAGCTGCTCTTGCACTTGTCGCTGCCGGGGAAACTAACCCTAAGCACATTGCTTATGCTGGTGCGTTAGCAACAATCCCACCGATTATGCGTTGGCTTAATCCTAAAGATGAAGCATATGGGCTACGGTGACCGCAAATGATTGGGCGGGACTCGTTCTCGCCATTGCATCGACGCTTGCTATTGTTGTTGGCAGTTTGCGTTATTTGGTTCGCGGTTGGTTGTGGACTCTTACGCCGAATGGTGGATCATCTCTCGCAGACCGATTGGCAAGAATAGAGACACGCCAGGAACAGATGATGGAACTTCTAAAGAAGTAAGGGACACTTATCCACATGGCTAGAAAAGTAACTAAGCAGCTAGAGGATCAAGGCTATTCTAAACTCGACGCTTATTGCATCGGGTTACAAGAGTTTTGGACTTCCTTAAAGCGCGCTGGGTTTCACGACGAAATTGCTTTAGCAATCATCGTTGAGCCTACGGCATATCCCGGATGGATTTTGCCCGATCCAATCGACCCTGAAAAGTTTGGGGATTACGAGGACGACGACGAGGACTAATGACAGTAAAGCGGATCGCTTGGATCTCAGATATTCAGGCACCATTCTTTCATGAAGCAGCAGTCAAGAATCTAGGCAAGTTTTTAAGGGCTTACAAGCCACATCAAACAATCTGTATTGGTGATGAGATTGACCTCCCACAACTGGGAGGCTTTGCTCAATCATGGCAAGAAGTTGAGGGCAACATCGATGAGGATCGCAAACTCACTTTAAAGATTCTGCAATATCTTGGCGTTACGGATGTCGTTGGATCTAATCACGGCGCACGGGTTTACAAGTCTTTGTCTCGCAGACTACCCGCATTTATGAATCTGCCTGAGCTGCGTTATGACAAGTTTATGGGCTATGACAAAGCCGGCATCAAATACCATCCAAACGGTTTTGACTTTGCTCCAGGTTGGCACACCTGCCATGGAGACGCTTTCCCATTATCTAACAAACCTGGACAAACAGCCCTAAACGGTGCTATGCGTATGGGCAAGTCGGTCGTGTCAGGTCACACCCATAGACTAGGGCTTAGTGCCCATTCAGAAGCCTCAGCAGGGCGCTACGGGCGCATTGTGTGGGGAGTTGAGGTTGGCAATTTAGTTGACCTTTCAAGCCCTGGTATGGGCTACACAAAAGGCTATGCTAACTGGCAGATGGGCTTTGTCGTAGGCACTTTGCATGGTAAGCGCTTTACGCCTGAACTTATTCCAATCGATCCTAAAGATGGATCATTCATTTACCAAGGGAAACGCTGGGGCTAAATCGTTACCGTTTCGTTATCGAAATGTCCGAGAAATTGTCCCAAGGATGTGAGACCGTAATCCTGTAGCCAACCCAGGCTACGGAATCGGGAGTAACAAAATGGATCTACAAGTACCAGTTATTGTTTTATTAGTGTTAGCCAATATTTTATGGTTCATCGTTGGCTGGGGCAAAGGCTTTGAAGAAGGCAAACGCGAAGGCATTTTGGTTGGCAAAAACTTCCAGCGTGTGAGTGAAAATGCGCGCTGATGACATCCTTGACGAAGCAAAAGACCTTATCCAAGACCGCGGTAAAGATTACGGCTTGGCAGCTCTCAATCACCTTCGAATCGCCAAACTTTGGTCAGCCTATCTTGAACGCAACATCGAGCCTCACGAAGTCGCAATCTGTATGGCACTTGTCAAAATCTCACGCCTACAGGAAAGCCCACACCACGCAGACAGTTACAAGGACGGCGTCTGCTACCTTGCGCTCGCTGGACAAATTGTTACAACTGACTGGAGTGACCTTGACAGTTATTAAGTCGGCTCCTGGCGTTTGGTGCGATTACTGCAAAGTGCGGTATGGAGTCAATAATCTGTTAGGACAAAAAGCAGCTAGTTACACAGTCGTGAGCAATCATCCCCGCAGTAATGGCGTTCGCAGACACTACTGCAACGCCTGCGCTATTGAAGTACAAACCTGGGCAGATGGATCCGTATGGTCATTGCCTGAACAAACAGATTACTTAATG